GGACAGCGGATCAAGAACTTCCTGTAATTCGTTCAACCATGCCCGTTCTTTTTTGTCAAAGTTGCCATATCAGTTTTCCTTATACGGATTAATTTTATTGTGCAGTGTGTTGAATGACGCCCATACCACGTCGTTATACAATTCAGTAACTGGCTCAATTATTTTCCCGATTGCCCAGACAAAAATTAGAGGGGATATCGGTATCATCAATACGATAAACAGAATGAGAAACAAAAATTCTGTCGCCCTACTTTTTTGCGGATATTCTTTTCTGAATAATGTAGTCATTTCTTACCGCCCTTTCGGGCGGCCTCCCGACATTAATCGTTGTGGTAACTCATGGCTTCATTTGCAGCATCAACCGGATCAACCTCCCACCAGCAATAATTTGGTGCGTTTCCTTCAGGTGTCCACGGTTCCAATTCATTTTTTGCCACATTCTCGTCGCCAGTAATTTTAAAAATCTGCTCAGAGAATTTTTTCACCCACTCGTTATATTTTTCAGTGTTAATAATTTTCTGTGTATTTGACATAGATATACCTCCAGTTAAGGATTAAATTTTATTTACAGTGCTGAACTTAATTATTCAGATTTGGATTATGCTTTCTCTTCACGAAGTTCCGATTGTTAATTTGGCTCACAACAGCACCTTCTGAAAATTACCCTGATAGAAAGCCAGTACACGCTGCATAGCTTCGCTCTTCCGGCACTCGCTACAGATTATGTTTTGACGCCTGTCGTAGCGGCGTATTTCTCCGTCTGGTAATGGCCAGATAAGGTCAGGATCAACCACAGATGGTTTCTTCAGATTTGCCCTTGAGAGTTTTTTGCGGGCGTTTTGCCAGTCCTTACGCGCCTGTTCAGACGGGAATAACCCGTAACCAGAGTTGTATACATCGCCACTGGCAACCAGCTCTCTGGCGAGAACACTCATCAGATATCTTGTCGCACCTGTCTTGGCTTCCAGTTGCCGTAACGTCTCGCGCCCACTCCGGCGTACTAGCTCAACAACCTGCCCTTTAATTTTTTCCCGCTCTTCTTGTGTAAATACTTTTGCCATAAGCGCCTCCGGCAATCACTTTTCCGATACAACACGGCGGGAAGAATCAGTAATCTGTCGAACAATATCCCGGTGCTTGTTCAGCTCCCGCAGCGCGGCGCAGACTCGCTCCCACTTCTGAACATCACTTTTCGCCCTGCGCAGCGCCAGGTTTGCCCTGCGCAGGGACGGAAAAATCAGCTCATCTGCTTGCGTTTCGGTAAACGATGGCAACGACTGCACAATGTCCGCCACAGTTTCTGTTTTAATTTCTTCCTGTGTTGCGGCTTCCCGGCCTGGTAACGCAGCACCTGCTGGCTGAGGAAAGGCCTTACCATCACTTTCCGTTACCAGCGCGGCTTTCGGCTCTGCTGGTAAATTATCGCCCGGCATGCAGTAACGAAATTTACCGTTCTGATTAACGCGTGCCAGCCGCCCCGTTGCGGTTACCACCGCCAGCGTGGAAGCAACCTTGCGAGTACTGACACCGAACTTACCCGCCAGTTCCTCACACGTTTTAGCCCCATCCTGACCGATAAACTCAATCATCATGTCTGCGGTAACTTTTTGTTCGACCTCCCCGGTCAGCATATCCTGTGCTTCAGATTTTACTGGCCGCTCTTCGGTTACCCGGGATTCACCTTCGCCAGCCAGAAACCAGGTGTGACCAGTTTTATCAACGACGCCATTTCTTTTGAGTTCCCACAGCTCGTTGACAGCCTCTTCACGACTGATTCCAAGGCGAGCTGCCACCACATGTGAAGAGGCTTTTTTCAGTGCTTTCAGTGCGTCAGATACGGTTTCCATTAAAATTTCCTCCGGACAAAATTACTTCACAACCCTCATATTGCTGACATTTGGACGCCAGCTATCCCAGTTAAACGTCACCCATCGACCACCGTTCATGGTCATGCGGTCCATAATCCTCTCACCAAGAAGCGTACTCATTGCGGCATGATTCAGGTTTGTTAACATCCCGACACTGCACAGTGATGCTGTCCGGCGATCAATTATCTGGTGCAATACCACCTGCTCGTTTTTCGTCTCCCGCTGAACGCCTATTTCATCCAGGACCAGCAAATCAACCCCGCAAAGCTCCTGTAAAAATTTTTCCCCGGATTTGCCGTTGTCGTAGCTGTCATGCAACACGCTCATGACGTCAGACACGGTGACGATAATCACGCTGCGCCCCTTCACCATCAGCCGGTTGCCCATCGCCGCTGCAAGGTGATTTTTCCCGGTGCCGGTTTTACCGCTGAACACAAAATTCGTGCACCCGGTCATCAGTTCGTCAGCTATGGATTTGGCCTGGCTCAGCGCGTATTTTTGCCCGTCGTTCTGCACCTGATAATTTGCAAACGAGCATTTGCTGTGCAGAGGCTGGATGCCCGAACGATTCAGGATTTTTTCCACCCGCAACTGGCGATTCTGGCGGTTAATCTCCTCGCTGCGTTTTCGTCCTTCAGCAAGTTGCCATTCCCGCCACTCCTCCACCGTCCGGTACGGTGGAACCGACCCCTGTGGTGCAAGTCTGCGAATACGTTCAAGAACCCCAACTGCCGCAATGTTTTTCATGACACGTCACCCCCTGAATCCCGGCGGTATTTCAGTGTCCGGTTCAGAAATGTGATTCACGCAACGCTGCGCAGGCGAACGCCCCAGGCGGATAACCAGTTCATCCCATTTTTCCCGGAGTTTTGCCGGACTCATGATGTTTTTTACCCAGAACGAATCCCGCTGGAGACGCCCAAACATTTCACAAATTTGTCTGTGAGTTCTGCCATCCAGCATCCGCATTGTGCGAACGTCATTGGCCCATGCTGTCCAGTTGGGTTCTTTCGGTCTAGTGATCTCGCCATCATCGCTGGCCGCCTGCTCGTAAAGACTCACGATTCGTCCCCAGATCCACTGTGCGCACACCAAATCTTCCTGACTTCCCCACTGGCGTTTTTTCGCACTGAACACAACCGCGTCAGGGTGTCGGGTTAAAAAATCCTGTTCAGCCGTCTGCGGGTCCGGTTGCGAAGCGTCCGGACAAGAAGATCTTTTATCTGACGGATCAGGTTTTAATACTGACGGATCGGGGTCAATCATCGCCCCCCTAATCGGCAGTTTTTTACCAACAGTTGATCCATCAAAATTTGACGGGTCAACCGTTGAGGGGTCAATATTTGACGGGTCAACTGTTAACGGGTCATTTTTTGCCGGGCTAATTTTTCTTTTCGGTTTATATGACTCACGCGCCGCCGCCGCAGCTGCTTCGAGTTTTTCCACATTAAGCCGATAGATATTGCTTACATTACGCCCACCGACCTTACGCTCTTCCTTCGTCAGCCAGCCCTCTTTCGCCAGTTCTGCAATAGCCGATTTCACTGTGGATTCACTTCTTGCACCGATCTGACGCCGGATAGTTTCAATGGCAGGCCATGACACGCCCTCGTCATTGCTGTAGTCTGCAAGACGGGCCATAACCGCCACCCTGGATAAGATCATGCCGGTGAAGGCGCACCCTTCCCAGACAAGACCATGAAGCTTGCTGCTCATAAAACCCCCGAACACCGTGCTTTTAGTGCATCACCACAGCATTCCCTGCCGGGCCGCCGCGATTCATCTGGTCATACAAAACAACCGCTGACGCAACAAAATCATCGACATCCTTCACCAGCCGATCCCTCCGTTCGACGATCTCACGGTAATATTCAGAACTGTGGCTGCGCATACGGGCCACCAGCAAAGGCGGCATCGCCTTTTCGATCGCCGGTAACAGAGCCTGCATTTTTTCAACAGCATCAGGGGTGTCTTTATCCAGCCAACGGAAAATTTTCTGGGTATTACGGGCCAGGGCTTCCGGATGGCTGTCGTCGTACAGTTCAGGGAACGTCATCCCCAGTTCGAAATAAGTCCGGGCTATTTCAGCTGCAGGAACTTTCTCACCATCAGGGTATGCCCAGGCATTCATCGCCATGCGGATGTGCTCATGTTTGATTTTCATGAATCATTTGCCTCTTGATGCTTCGGGTATGATCGTTTTCGTCATTTGGTTGCTTCATCGACATATTCTGCGAATAACATGACGAGCGTCGTAAGTATGTCCAATCAACATCAGGACGAAGTTCTTCACACAGGACACCACCTTTTGTTGCTCGTTCAATCGCAGGACATCTCTCAGCAGGTAACTGACGTACACCTTTGATCCATTGATTTACGCTTGGAGGAGATACACCTAAAAGCCTAGCCATTGCTGATTGCCCACCGACAACAGCACAAGCTCGTTTGAATGAATAGTTATCTTTTTTCATCGAATGAACTCCAAAAAACACGCAACAATATTAGGCTTAGCCTAATGAAATTGTCAATAGGCTATGCCTAACGCATCGAGAGTAGGGATTGCCTAACGCGATGCGCATAGGAGACTATTAAGCAATGCTTAGTGGTAAAGACTTAGGCCGAGCGATAGAGCAGGCCATTAACAAAAAAATTGCATCAGGAGCCGTCAAATCAAAGGCGGAAATCGCACGTCATTTCAAAGTCCAACCACCATCAATCCATGACTGGATTAAGAAAGGTTCGATAAGTAAAGACAAACTTCCAGAACTATGGCGTTTCTTTTCTGATGTGGTTGGTCCAGAGCATTGGGGGCTTAACGAATACCCCATACCAACCCCATCCACTTCAGATACAAAAAGTGAACTTTTAGACATAAACAGCCTTTATCAAGCCGCCTCTGATGAAAAAAGAGCAATTGTGGCTTTCATCTTATCTGGAAATGCTACGGAGCCTAGTTGGGTTGATCATGACGTTCGCGCCTACATTGCCGCAATGGAAATGAAGGTAGCTAACTATCTGAAAAATCAAGAATCAAAACGGAAAAGCCAGAACATCACCAAGACAGGAACTTAAACTTATATGGTCCGACGGGAAATTCCTAGTTCCCGTTAGTTAACTCCTACTACCTCTTCCACAAACCATCACCTATTAGGTTGCGCCCAAATTATTAGGCATAGCCTATTGACAAGTAATTAGGCATTTCCTATAGTTTTCCCATACCAACCCATCCCGTCCCACACAATACAGGGCAATACCTCGAGTTACCAGGCAGTGGTCAGGGGTTAAGTAGCCAGCCCGAGGCGTAAGAACATGACGGCAGGGTTCAACTTTAATAACTATGCAGCAGGTTTTTGTTCCGCTACCCCGGCGTTAAGGGGAAATGAGGTCAGCATGGATACTATCGATCTTGGCAACAGCGAATCTCTGGTATGTGGCGTGTTCCCCAACCAGGACGGTACGTTCACCGCAATGACGTATACCAAAAGCAAAACGTTTAAAACCGAATCTGGAGCGCGTCGCTGGCTGGAAAGAAATTCAGGTGGGTGATATGGATTTCGACACAATCATGGAAAAGGCTTACGAAGAATACTTCGAAGGCCTTGCCGAAGGCGAAGAAGCTCACAGCTTCAACGAATTTAAACAGGTGCTTTCCAGTTCGGCAAAATCTAATGGCTGATAAGCGAAACAGCACCGCGAGGAATCAGTATGCAGAAACGAGAACCCGTCATCATCGCGCCAGACTATACCAATGATGAACTTTATGAGTGGATGCACCAGAAAATTAATGCAGCGCAGGATCTGAAATGGGCTAATGAAGTCAGGGCTAAGCAGGCTGAAAATCTGTCCTCTCTGGAGCAGGATATCACCAGGCTGGAAAAAGCAGCGGCATTAACCATTGCCAGAATGATTACATACCCGCGTTAATAGCTAACCAACGAAGCTAAGGTTGGTAATTAAGGAGTTCTCCACGGGTGAGGTGGAGTGCTTGCGCCGGACACGGGTGAGCATCCGGCACTGACAGTTTACTGAAAGGATATTTCCCTGAAAAGTCAGACCATAACGCGAAAGCGCACGGCGAGGTAGCTGGTTCATAGATAGCCTGTCGTTAAATTTTCGTCGACCGTGCGCTTCCGGTTGTGGCAATCCGCGAAATGGCGCGGCGGTAAGTATGGCGGGGTTATTCCTTCCCCCGTTGAGGACACCGGGTTGTCAGGTTGACCATACGCTTAAGTGACAACCCCGCTGCAACGCCCTCTGTTATCAATTTTCTGGTGACGTTTGGCGGTATCAGTTTTACTCCGTGACTGCTCTGTCCGCCCTTTTTAAAGTGAATTTTGTGATGTGGTGAATGCGGCTGAGCGCACGCGGAACAGTTAAACCAAAAACAGTGTTATGGGTGGATTCTCTGTATCCGGCGTTAATTGTTAACTGGTTAACGTCACCTGGAGGCACCAGGCACCGCATCACAAAATTCATTGTTGAGGACGCGATAATGGAAACGTTATTACCAAACGTTAATACGTCTGAAGGTTGTTTTGAAATTGGTGTCACTATCAGTAACCCTGTATTTACTGAAGATGCCATTAACAAGAGAAAACACGAACGGGAGTTATTAAATAAAATATGCATTCTTTCAATGCTGGCCCGTTTACGTCCGATACAAAAAGGATGCTGGCAATGAATACAGCATTTGCACTTGTTCTGACAGTTTTTCTTGTTTCCGGAGAGCCAGTTGATATTGCAGTCAGTGTTCACAGGACAATGCAGGAGTGTGTGACTGCAGCAACCGAACAGAAAATTCCCGGTAACTGTTACCCGGTCGATAAAGTTATTCACCAGGATAATAACGAAATCCCGGCAGGTCTTTAAAACAGTTCCGTAATAAACATCCGATTTCATTCTTATATGCCAGCAATGGCAGGGATTTGTTCACCCTTAAATCTGTAATGAGGTAAAACAAAATGAGTAAAGTCTTTATTTGCGCCGCCATTCCGGACGAACAGGCAATAAAGGAAGAAGGTGCAGTCGCTGTAGCCACTGCCATTGAAGCCGGTGATGAATGTCGCGCCCGCGCAAAATTTCACTGGCAATTCCTGGAACATTATCCGGCTGCTCAGGACTGCGCTTATAAATTTATTGTCTGCGAGGATAAACCTGGCATACCCCGCCCTGCCCTCGATTCATGGGATGCTGAATATATGCAGGAAAACCGCTGGGATGAGGAGTCTGCTTCTTTTGTCCCGGTTGAGACTGAATCCTATCCGATGAACGTCACTTTTGACAAGCTGGCCCCTGAAGTACAGAACGCTGTCATGGTTAAGTTCGACACATGTGAAAACATCACCGTTGATATGGTTATTAGCGCACAGGAATTGTTGCAGGAAGACATGGCAACATTCGACGGACATATCGTTGAAGCGTTGATGAAAATGCCAGAAGTTAACGCCATGTATCCGGAGCTTAAGTTGCACGCCATTGGGTGGGTTAAGCATAAATGTATTCCTGGTGCTAAATGGCCCGAAATTCAGGCAGAGATGCGCATCTGGAAAAAACGTCGCGAAGGTGAACGCAAGGAAACCGGAAAATACACGTCTGTTGTTGATCTCGCCCGCGCCAGAGCCAATCAACAGTACACTGAAAATTCAACAGGAAAAATCAGCCCGGTCATTGCTGCCATTCATCGCGAATACAAGCAGACATGGAAAACACTGGATGACGAACTGGCCTACGCTCTCTGGCCTGGTGATGTGGATGCCGGAAACATTGACGGCAGCATCCATCGCTGGGCAAAAAATGAAGTTATCGACAACGGCCGCGAAGACTGGAAGCGTATCTCGGCATCAATGCGCAAACAGCCTGATGCCCTTCGCTACGACCGCCAGACTATTTTTGGCCTTGTCCGTGAACGTCCGATCGACATTCACAAAGATCCCGTAGCACTGAACAAATATATCTGCGAATACCTGACGACAAAGGGCGTGTTTGAGAATGAAGAAACAGACCTGGGCACTGTTGATGTTCTCCAGTCATCAGAAACACAAACTGATGCAGTGGAAACTGAGGTATCTGATATCCCAAAAAATGAAACCGCGCCGGAAGCTGTACCATCTGTAGAGCGTGAGGGGCCGTTCTACTTCCTCTTCACCGACAAGGATGGCGAAAAATACGGTCGCGCAAACAAACTTTCTGGTCTGGACAAGGCGCTGTCTGCTGGGGCTACTGAAATCACGAAAGAAGAATATTTCGCCCGCAAAAACGGTACATACTCAGGTTCACAACAAAATACTGGTGCATCTGACACGACCGCACAACCAGGGTCAGTAAAAGTTACCGCTGACGAAGTAAACAAAATTATGCAGGCAGCCAATATCAGCCAGCCTGACGCCGATGAACTGCTTGCAGTATCACGTGGTGAATTTGTTGAAGGGATTAGCGACCCGAATGATCCGAAATGGGTTAAGGGGATCCAGACCCGCGATTCTGTGAACCAGAACCAGCAAGAAACGGAACAGAACGACCAGAAAGCGGAACAAAACAGCCCAAATACGCAACAAAACGAGCCAGAAACGAAACAACCTGAACCAGTAGTGCAACAGGAACCGGAAAAGATCTGCACCGCCTGCGGTCAGAGCGGTGGCGGCAACTGCCCTGATTGTGGTGCGGTGATGGGTGACGCAACATACCAGGAAATATTCGATGGAGAGAATCAGCCTGAAGTTCAGGAAAATGATCCGGAGGAAATGGAAGGCACTGCGCATCAGCACAAGGAGAACACTGGCGGCAATCAGCATCATGCCAGCGATAGTGAAACTGGCGAGGCGTCAGATCCCTTAATTAAGGCGAACGGTCATCATAATCTCACATCCACCAGCAGAGCGGGGATTCATCTGATGATCGACCTTGAAACCATGGGAAAAAATCCCGATGCCCCGATTATCTCAATAGGTGCAATATTTTTCGATCCGCAAACCGGAGATATGGGACCGGAATTTAGTAAGACTATCGATCTGGAAACTGCTGGCGGAGTCATTGATCGGGACACCATTAAATGGTGGCTTAAGCAATCACGCGAAGCGCAATCTGCCATTATGACCGATGAAATCCCGTTAGATGATGCACTGTTACAATTGCGGGAATTTATCGACGAAAACTCCGGTGAATTTTTTGTTCAGGTCTGGGGAAATGGAGCCAACTTCGACAACACGATTTTGCGCCGTTCATACGAACGGCAGGGGATCCCCTGCCCGTGGCGTTACTACAACGATCGCGATGTACGCACAATCGTTGAGCTGGGGAAAGCCATAGACTTCGATGCCAGAACGGCTATTCCATTCGAAGGTGAGTGCCATAATGCACTTGATGACGCCCGTTACC